TTATTGTTCCATAATTTCCTGTTGCCATAACTTTTTTTTTAAATTCTTATAAATCCACCTCTATTTGTGTCAATATCATTAGTTGTTTTTATTTCCGACAATAATGCATGTCTCTCAAATATATCTGCAATACCCCTATTAATAAATACTACACTATCAACTTCTGGTTTAAAAACAACCCCTAAATATTCTTCTTTTTTTGTTGTCGCACTTAATGATGTATTAAATTCATCCCATCCACCATTACCTGTTTCAAAAATTGTAGTTTTATAAGATGTATTTTTACCAAAATCATCAACTTTTTTAGTATATTTATTTTTAAATGTAGTGTATTTTATTCCAGTATTATTTATATCATTAACATTTGCGCCGATTTTATATATGGTTTTTTCTATATCTTCAGAAATAACACCATTAAAAATATTTGTAGTATCATCAGAAGTATTAAGGTTAGGTACGTATATATCATCACCCGAAACGTCTTTTCGATATGATTTAACTTGACTTAACAAACTGTCATCTGTATATCCCGATATATTAATATTATCTTTATAATAAAATTCTACAGGCGCACCTGCTAATCTTCCATATGTAAACGAATTAAATCCTTGTGGTTTTGTAGTTAGAGTTTCTGTTTTTGGGGTATATGGGTTATCAGTAAAAATACCCATATCGTCTATTTTTTGTGTAATAAATAGACTAACATCTATAGTATTAGGTATTTTTTGCCCAAATGAGTTTAGTTTGAAATTACCTTCTTTGTCGATTTTAAATTCAGGAATAGTACCATAATAATATTTGGGGTTACTCTCATCAATAACAGTTTTACCCTCAGAATTTTTTATAAGAACACTTTTCGGTATAGACCTAATAGTGAAATTCTCTAAATTTATTTTTTTTCTAATATATTTCATAACTTAAATATAAATACATTAAATTGTAGTTTGCCAAAATGTTAAAGTAGGTATACCACCACCACTAGGATTTAAATTAACACCTGGCGGCACTAAAGATTGTCTACTATTAGGTAAAAATCTATATTTGTACACACCATTATCATTTCTTAAAATTATTTTTAAATACAATATCCCATTTTCCCCTTCTAAATTACTTATTGTTATGTTATTGGGATCAAAATCTTTTGATGGGGCTAATTCATAAACCCTACCATTAGATGCATTATTAAATTGTAATACACCATAAACTTCATATTCTTGATTTGGTGCATTGTCTACTAGGTCTTTGAACCAATAAATGTGAAATCCTTCGTGAACCTCTTCAGGTTGTGTCACAGGATCCCCTAAAATAAACGTTATAGGACATTCCTCTATTGGTAATGTAAATCCAAACTGGTTCTCTTGTTCAGTACCAACTTGCGTATAAATGTCTGAAAATGTTAATAATTCATTTTGTCCACTATTAGGTGTATCATATAAAGAGAAACGAATAAAACTATTTATAAATCTATTTGTCCTACAAAAAACATCATCAAACGTAAAATTAATGTCTTCATATACACCAGACTCTGCACCACTACCTCTATGTTGTGGGGAACCTAAATTAATACTTGCAGGTGTATAAAAATTAAGGTTAATCTTAAATTTATCTATAAGATTACCATTATTATCTTCAGGTTTAAATATTACTTTTTTGTAATCAACAATAGGGTTTATAGATTTTTCTATCTCATCTTTTACAAATTTATCTTCTATTAATTCTGCGTTATCCACAGGAAAGAAATTTGTTTTAAGTGGTATATCTATAGTAGTACCAGTACCAATATTACCTATCAATATTTTTCTTCTATCAACAAACATCGTCTATTTCATTTTGTTCTAACGTAGAGAAATCAACACAACCACCCGCAATATCTCTCTTACCTAATTCATATTCACCACTGTAATCCGCCAATGTAACTTCTAAATCTAAATCATCCACCCCATTATAATTTACTATGTTATACACACCATCTACCCCACTACTACCAATTAAGGAAGATATTTGTGGTCCACTAACAAATGTGTACCTTAAAAATGTTGGGTCACTTAAAAGTTTTAAAAATTTATCTTGTTGTATGTTACCTATATCGGATGCGCCTAATGTTATATCTTCTGATATTAATAAAAAGTTACATGGTGGGTCTTGTCTCTCTAAGTAAAAACGTTTATCCAAATATATATAATGTGCACCACTTTCAAATGGGTAATCAACTCCTCCTCCACTACTATCTACAAATCCAATATCTAATAAATCTCTCCATTTATAAACATTAGTCGCAATCTCAGTAGCGTAATCAGGTATCTGAAATGATTTTCTTAATTCCACAATATCTATTGGGTTTGTAATGTTAAATTTATCAATTATTGTTTGTAGATTTACTAAAGGATTTATATAGTTTGAGTACTCCCTTATTTGTATTAAATTAAATGGTGTATAAATATAACCCTCATTTTTATTCTCTTTATTACTATCAATAGAATTTAAAAACTCTCTATAAATGGTATTAATTCTATGATAAACCCCCTCTAATCTTCTTTCTAATAATTCATTTTCATTATATTCTACAATATCACCATCAAAAAACTCATCGGACTCATCTATGTTTTCATAATATAAAGAACCGTCATAGTTAGGATCTTTATATGAACGTATATTATAATTAATGTTCACATCATTTTCTAAATCATACCCACCCGATATAGGTGTCCAAAATCTTGTGTTAATTGTACTACTTAAATTTTGTTGTTGTTCTAACCAGTACTGCGAGTTAACGGATGTTGGGTCACTATCATTGTCATTTTTTATAATTGTTAGGTATAATTCACTTAATGGTCTCCCTAAATTATCTATAAGATTTTTTACATCAATATCAGTCTTAAAATTAAATGCTGCAACATCATCATTAAAATATGTTACACCATACGCCGCAGGATATAAATCATAGTCTTTATAATCTATCGTTAAAGATTTAAATCTTCTAACATAGTATTGTGATGGTTTATCTTTTATAACTCTTTTAACTGTTGATGTTCCTATGTTAAACCCTATCTCTGAAGGGTCAATATCAATGATAAAAGTTCTTAATTTTTTATTGTTAGTTTGATTACCTAACTTAAATACCCTATAAAATTTATCATCTAAATTAAGTGTGTTATTCGCAGTTAAATCAATAAAATTATTTAATTGTATCTTATCACCTTGATTTAAACCATGATTCATTGCAGTTCTAAACCCAACATACATTCTACCATTAATCTCAATCTCAAATTGTTCAATAATAGGTATACCATCTTTTAATGTTATTCCTAAATTATTTTTAACTATTTGTATATCCTTTTTTTCAAATGGATAAGTAATCTTTAAAAGGTAGTTTTGTTTACCATCACTATCTAACATTCTTAATCTATCATATCCAGGATCAAAAGGGAAAAAATCACATAACGCACTTTTATTGTCATTAAATTGTAACGCATCTTCATCTGGTTCATCATTATAATACCCTACCCAACCGTCCTTTTCGAAAATTCCCGCACTTAAAATTGTTTTAGTTTTTATATTGTTTTGGTTGTCTTCGTAAATTTTAATGTTTTCATTGAATATAGGATTACTAATAACAGGTTTAATCACACCATAAAATCTATATATTGTACTTTCTTTTCTTTCTTTTTCGAATTGTTCAAATTGACTGACAGTAGTGTCAATATCATTTAGCGGTATTGGTTTATTAGTATTCTCCAAACCTAATTGTATCTGTGTAGTCACATTAACATTGTCTGGTAACTTTACACTATTTAATAATATTTTATTTGTTTTTTCCATTATATTACTGTACTTTCACTTTTTCAACTAATGTTTCACCTAAGCAAGTTTTATATATTGTGAATGGATTATCAACACCATTATTGATGTTAGGTGAATTATTAATATTTTCTTCCACAGAATCATTACTCGCACCTAAACCTTGTAAAGTAACCACATTAATTCTATCTGCAAAGAAATTAGAAACTGTTTTATGTAATGCAGTTTTACCAGGGACTAAACCAAAATATAAATAATATGGTGTCTGAGTCCTATTGAATTTAACACCTTTAATTGCCTCACTTCCGTTATTTAAATCATCATTTAATGAATTACCATCGAAAATTTCATCTATATTATCTCCCTGCGCAGTTTGTCCAAAATCAATTGTATCATCACCATTAGGATAAGGTATAAATCCTGAAGTTTGTCCCGGCGCTAAACCATAAAAATAATCTGTATCCCCATTTGACTTTGCCCCCACATAACCACATCCGTCACCAGGAATAAAAGAATCTCCATCATTATATTCCGAATATACAATCTCACCACCATCCTCATCGGGTAATTGATAATATAAATTTGTACCATCAGATAATGTTATTTCAGGATAGGTATTATACTCATTCTCAAACTGTATACTTCCTGGTTTTTGATGGTGGAAACTTAAATCACCCCCTTTATAACCATTAAACCTCCTACAGAAATAATTTCTTATGTCTTCATCATGATCAAATCTTAAGAAACAACTTCCTATTTCTATACCAATGTCGTTTTTATCGATAATCTCAACACCAATTTGTGATTGGTTTACTGTTGCTGCGATATTAGAACAAACAGTATCACTACAAGAAAACTCAACATATGCTCTTAAGTTTAGTGAAATGTTTTTTCTATCATCATATTTTTTAATAGTTTTTTTAATACCCAAACCTTCTAACCCTGTGTATGGACTAGATGAATTTTTGAACTTATACTTAATATCTTCATAACTAACATTAAATGTTGTCGGTGGTAATTGATCCATAATGAATGGTACATCATCAATATCACAATAAACACTACTCCCTAACTCCATAATAGTCGTAGGTAACATTAAATTGGCTTTATATTCTACATTATTATATTTTACATCATCATTAGGTATATAAGGTGTATAGTAAATGTCACCTTTATCCCAACTTATCAAACCATGTTTTACAATACCAACATAATTTTCATATTCACTTCCTGGGTATACACAAGGTCTAACACCATTTGTACCACAATCAGGCGTACAATCATAAGTTTCACATTCTAAACTAGATGTTTGTTCATCCTCAGATTCTGGTTCTTCAATATCACCAAAAAAGTCGTCCTCAATAAATTCTTGTGGTGGGACAAATGAGGCGTCAGGTACACAATCTAATGAATCTTTAAAATACTCTTTTCGTTCCACCATTCTTGTATTATCACATATATTTCTATGATGACCATGACCACCAATATTTTCCCAATTAGAGAATCCATTAGGGTCCTCAGTCTCCACATATTCAGGTTTACCATGAATACCCTCAACATCCCTATCTTTAACAATAAATGGTATTTCCTGTGAATTAAATGTATCTTGAAAAGAAGAGAAATTTTCAAAAACTATTTTACACCCATCAAGAGATTGGTTAGTCCCATTAAATTCTAACTCTTTAACTGCCTGATCTAAATTAGGTACCTCTAAATCGTTTTCAGGTGTACCATACCAGTCAGTCACTCTTTTACCTTTAATTTTAGTAGTACAACCACCAACTGTTATAGATGGATTACTAAATATGATAGATGGTATTTTTATTCTCCATTGTTTATATGTTGGGTTACCTTGAAAATTACTATCACTTCCTCTTTCTCTACACTCAAAATCACAAAACTTATCTTTTTTTATTTGACCAAATTTTCTTTTAGATTTTTTTAACTTATACTTTCTTTTAATTAATGGAAAATATAAAGAGCCCCCTACCCAATCATTGTAGAAATCAAATTTCAACATTCTTAAGAATACTGCAACAGGTTCCATAACACAAGAAACCCAATCTTTTATTCCAGGTGTTTGGGTACCTCCACAATTAACACAACTACCTATTTTAACATATGTCGCATTACACCCTAAATCATCCCCAAAAGGTGTTTTAATCAATGATAACCTATATTCTTTACCTTCATCCGCACATTTTAATGGGATTAATGGTATTTTCGCACAACATTTAGTACAACATTCAGATTCACTTCCACATATTGCACTATTTTCTGGACAACCATATTCAGAATTAGAACAACAACTATGTTGGTTTAACCCACAAACATCTTTACATTTCTTACAAAATGCTCCACCAAACAAACATTTAAGTTTAAAAGTTATACAATTACCTCCTACCCTAATTCCACCTTCAGGACATGGTAGGTATAAATCACATTCTTCACATTCTAATCCACCATACCAATTGGTTCCGTCTCCTACCCTATACCTTCTACATCCCGCAGCAGGTGAAGCAGCACACGACCCATAATTATAATACCAATCGGTAACGTCTGTATCTGGTGGACTTTGTACAGGTCCAGATCCCGGATTATTAACACTATTTACCGCATAAATGACTGATGGTATTGTTCCGGAGGCTGGTCCGGCCATGTCATCATAATTAATATATTCACAACTACCTGAATTTTCATCACTTGCAGGTATTGATCTATTATTAACATCAATACAAACACTATAAGGGTTTTCACCACCAGAAATTAAACCACTTAAATTCCCATCATTGTCTGACCTTATACTATCACAATCTGCGCTTGTTTTAGGGTCACCATTATCTTTTTGTCGTTTCCAACAACCATCACCGTCATCCCATGCCTGTGTTTCGACTTGAAATCTAGCCCTACTACCTTTATTAGAAATGATACAAATACCAACAGGGAATTTAACATTACATATTGCAGTAATTAATCCATTTATTACATTTAAAATACCATTAATAAATCCTACTACAATTGCGAAGAATGTTAATAATAGACATATTATCGTATATAACGGATTAAAATTAGTATCTATTCTATTGGTTGGGAATTTATTTACGCCCTCAGCGTTTATAATATCTTTTATACCAATAAAACCTCTCGCCTCATCATTTTTGATTTTTTGCATTCTACCTATATACTGTTTTACGGTATATACTTTTTTCCACCTAAATGGGAAAAATTCTTCTAAATAATTATACTGATTAGTAACGTCATTTTCATAAGGTGTACCTATAGTTATATCACTAAGTTGTTCATTTTTAGTAAATATTTGTTTTTCCTTAAGTTCTTTTTGTGTATATTCACCAAAATTAAAATTGTTGTTTGTATTAGGAACTAAATATTTTGCCCTTTCTCTAAGTCTTTTATCATTAGATGTGGCATCCATAGATATTCTAAACCTATAATCACCTTCAGTAGCAATTCCTTTAATACCATCAGGTGAAGGTACTAAATTACCAAATTCATCGGTAACTACTTTTCTTAGGTTCATTGGAACTAAAATTGACCAGTTACCATTATCATCTATAGAGTCTTCTTTAAAATTAAAAATTTCTACATTACCGTCAACAGTTCTTCTTATTGCCTCTAACTTACCACCACCCGTAATAACCTCATTAAGTTTACCCATCTCTCTGACAGGCTTACAATTTTTATTTAATGAATCTTTTTCATCATCAGAAAAAATACTACCCATAAAAATAGAAGTCGGGGTAACCTCAAAATTAGGTTCAATATCGTATCTATTAATACCTAACGCACTACCAACACTTAAACTATCACACCAATAGGGTTCGACTGTTATTGGAATATTTTCTGAAAATATCTGTGGAAGACTGTCTAAATTATTAGAACCTTTAAATTTAAATTTACTCTTAAAAAGATTATCACTATATCCTTGATCAATTAATTCAAAAGGTCTAGTCGAAATGAATCCAATGTCACTAACATCCATATCATAATGTAAGAAGTGTTCTCCTACAGGTACACCAAATAAAATATAATCACCAGATTCGTTAGTTGTGGTAGTATACTTATAATATTTTTCGTAAATTTCTAAAGTAGTCCTGTCATCTAATATTTCTCTCTTCTTAGGGAATGTACCAACAGGAGTATGATCTAATTTCTGTTGGTTTTTAGGTAAAACATTATATCTTAAACCATTAGAATTCTTTTGATCGGGAAATGGTTCTGTATATGGATATATAGATGACTTTACAGGGTCTTGTAAATCCGAATCTTCTACAGGTACAAATATAGATACTTTTACATTAGGAACACCAAAACCACCATTTACTATTACTCTACCCGCAACAACACCATAATCCGCACAGAAATTCTGATAATCGTCTTTTTGTGATATTTTTAAACTTAATATTTCTAAGTGATCATAGTTTTGATTAAGATCAACATTAACCTTTAAATATCCATTGTCTTCACCTGGTGTTGTCCTAATTCTATATGACTTAGACATAATTTAATTATCATTTTTTTTACTTATTATCGTATACTTCAATATCTTCAATATCCTTAGTTACATATTCTTTAGTTTTACTGAATTGTTTTTCTCTTTTTTTCAGTTGTCTTTTTACTTTAAATTCCGCATATTTACTAAATATACCCATTAAAAAACCTTTAAACTTATTACTAACTTTATCTAGTTTTTTTGGTAAAAAGAATGCAAAAAACATTTGTCCTATTAATACTATTATCACTAAAGGTATTGCAATTACTATAACAAAAAACGCAATTAATCTAAATAAAAAACTACTTCCTGTTAAATCTGAAGGTAATAATTTTAATGTTTCTTCTGAAGGTATATCACTCACTACACCCGAATTTGATTGTTTACACGTACTACATCCCATAACTTTAATTTTTATTATAAAACTAACTCATTTTTTAAAAAAGTAATTATTATGAAGTAGAAATTGTTACTTTAATATCTTTATTAGGATATTTTATTTCAAACATACCATTAGGTTCACCAAATAATGTATATCTACCTAAAAGATCAATTTGTCTTGTTTCTTCATCAATATATGGTTGAGCGATTTCATTTAAAGAATATTTACCATTTTCATTAACTTTGTTAAATACCCTTAAATCTGTTACGTTTAATACACCTCCCACATTATTGATATTTTCTACCAACTGAGAAATATAGATATTGTCCCCCATATCCCACCTATTGATATCGAAATAATTTTTTACACTATTAATAACCCCACTAATGACATCGCCTTTAGGTACTGACTTATCCGCAAAAACATCAATTTCAAACCCTAAATTAAATACTTTACCATTTTTGATGGTTACATAGTCATTAATCATTCTATAATCTGCCAAATATTCTGCAATATTTTGTTTTAATGTTGACGTAGATTGTGTTGTAAGTTTCCCATTTGCATCTAACGCTAAAATAGAAACATTGATTTTATTTCTTTCTTCCCAAACACCAGTTCTAAATGGTACGCCAAATTTACCAGGCATTAAAGGTATTCTACTTTGATAATCTTTTATCGTTACACATCTTTCTTGTGCGGAAAAATTGTATTTTACTAAATTTCTTATTTCTTCTATTGATGGTTCTTCTTTACCCCCTAACGCTGGTATTGGATTATTAACACTAATACTATTCCTTATAACTCTATTTATATTTTCATCATCTCCATTAACAACAGAACTAATAACACCTAACCCATTAATAGTATTTGGACCTATATTAGTATCTTCACCACCACCAACTCTATATCTCACATATAATGTGTTGTTTGGTGGTGGTATTTCACCTAAAGAAAGATTATTTACTATATTCCCGATTCTATCTATTTGTCCTCTACAACCAACAAATTCGTTTAATTCTGAAATATCTTCATCTCCCGCACCAAAAGTTATTTTACAGAAACCATTATCCGTATATTCTTTAATGAATCTTTGTGGTGCGTTTTTCCATTTACCCACTACAATACCTTCATTGTCAGAAACCGTATTTTCATCGACAGTGTAAACTTCACCTTGTGCCAATGCAGGTACTTCATACCAATTTAACTCAAAATTACTGAATTCTTCTTCCGTAGGTGTTGTTGTTAAATTTGTACCTTCTTTAGTTATAATATTTTCAATAGACAATACATTATCTTCAGGTAAAATAACCTCTAAAAATGGTTTAAAATCAGGAGCCCCTAAAGTCTTTTTATATATTTTAGTAAATCCATTTAACATTATCTCTCTTTTAGTAAGTGAATAACTTTGGATTATACCATTACCATCAATATTAGGTATGATAAGTCTATTAGGTATCCCACCTGTTGCAAATGGTGATGAGAAGTCACAATCCTCTAACAACTCAAATATTTTACCCGCCCCTGATGCTTGCGAACCTTTTAATATTTTAGGTGCGTAACTTTCATCAAAAGTATCACCCTTTACTGGTATATTAGTAACCGTCCAATCTACTAAAGTAATACTAGGTCTTTTACCTGGAATATTTAAACCAAACGTCCTAGCCAATTCTAATAATGATGATCTCTCTTGTGCATAATTAATCTGAGTTTCATTAAACATCCTATCAGTATGGAAACTTAGCATATCACCTACCGCAGCGTTTAATTCTAATAACATCATACCTACTGACGCATCGTTAAAATCTGAAAACGTTTCTGGATAATATTTTTTAATGAACTCTACAAGTTGTTGTCTTACATCTGAGAAATTCCTACTATTATAATCAATTTTTTTTGCCATATAATAAATTATAGTTTTTTTAATAAATATCAATAACAAAAAAAAATATTTTCATTATTGTTATTAAATATTTTGTTTTTATCTTATAATTATATATAATTGTAAGTAAACTATCATAGGAATAATGAAAAAAAAGACACAAAAAGAATTTTTAGAACAAGTAAAAAAAATACATGGTGATAAATATGATTTTTCCAATTCAATGTATACGACAAATAACACACCAGTAGAAATTGTATGTAAAAGACATGGTAAATTTTTTAAAAAACCAATACATTTAATAAATAGAAAACAAGGTTGTCCTAAATGTTCTATAGAAAAACAAACAGAGTTACAAAAAAAAGAATTAAAAACTTTTATAGAAGAATGTAAACTTATACATAATGATAAATATATTTACGATAAAGTAAAATATAAAAATAATAAAACACCTATAACTATAATATGTCCTATTCACGGTGAATTCGAACAAATACCATATAACCATCTAAAAGGTAAAGGTTGTAAATATTGTGGTGGTACATCTAAGATGGATACTAAAATATTTATAGAAAAATCAAAAATAATATATGGTGATAAATATGATTATTCAAAGGTTAAATATAAAAGTAGTAGAGAAAATGTTATTTTAATATGTAAGGAACATGGCGAATTTTTAATAACACCAAATAATCATCTTTCTAAAAATCAAGGGTGTAGAACGTGCACTGGATCTGTTTTTGATACTAATTCTTTTATTAGAAAATCAAAAGAAATACATAATGATTATTTTAATTATGAAAAATCGATATACATAAATATTAATACACCATTAATAGTAAATTGTCCTAAACATGGTGATATTAATATAACACCACAATACCATATAAATGGTTATGGTTGTAAAATTTGTAGTAATAGTATATCTACACAAGAAAAAGAAATTTATAATTTTATTAATTCGTTAAATGTAGAATCTATCGAAAATGATAAGACTTTATTAAATGGTTTAGAGATAGATATTTTATTACCTAAACATAAATTAGGTATAGAATATAATGGATTATATTGGCACTCTGAACAATTTAAAGATAAAAATTATCATATTAATAAAACAAAACTATGTGAAGAAAATGGTTACCGTTTAATACAAATTTTTGAAGATGAATGGAATGATAAAAAAGAAATAGTTAAATCCAGATTAATAAATATAATAGGATTAACTAAAAATAAAATATATGGTAGAAAATGTATAATTAAAGAAATATCTAGTTCAGATGCGAAAGAGTTTATGGTTAAAAATCATATACAAGGATATGTTAATTCATCTATTCGTATTGGATTATATTATAATAATGAATTAGTATCATTAATGACTTTAGGTAAAACCAGAAATATATTAAAATATAAATCAGTTGATGGGGAATATGAAATATTAAGATTTTCAAATAAATTAAATACTTCTGTAATAGGTGGGGCATCAAAAATTTTTAATTATTTTTTAAAAATGTATAAACCTAATAAAGTAATAAGTTATTCCGATAAAAGATGGTCGATAGGTGAAATTTATAAAACTTTAGGGTTTAAACTAGAAAAAATAAGTGGACCAAATTATTATTATGTTATAAATAAAAAAAGAGAGACTAGATATAAATATCAAAAACATAAGTTATCAGGTATGGACATTTTGTTTAATGAAAGTTTTTCTGAATCAGATAATATGAAATTAAATGGGTATTTTAAAATTTTTGACTGTGGAACAGATAAATATGTTTGGGATAGAATATAATGAATTAAAATGTTAATGTTACTGTGTCAGAACTTTGGAATGTTCCATCTGTAACAGTATACGTTAATTCTACAATTATTAATTCTTCAACCTCATCGTCCCTAAATTTAATACTATTAACTATTAAATTAGGTATATATCTAGATATACTATCGTTTAAACTTTTTTTAATATCATCGTGTGTTATACTATCATTAGGTTCAAATATGAACTTTCTTAAATCACTACCAAAATCAGGTAAATATAATCTATCACCTTTATTAGTTAATAATAAATGTAATAAATCCGCCCTAATTGCATCTCGATCAGTTTGATTTAATTGAAAGTAAAAACCCTTTCTACTATCTTTAAAAGGAAAATCAATATTTATATATCTAGTCTTTGCCATTTGTATATAAATATTGTACTATATCTTTTTTTAAAAGAAATGGTAAAATAAAAAAAGTCAGAACTTAGTCTGACTTTATTAAATACTTTATAAGATTTTAAACTTACTTTGTTATATTCGTATTTCCTCTTTCGTGTTTTGGATCATACGGGCAATGTAAACATCCATTACCACAACATCTACCTCTTCTTATATGATATGATTCAGTCATAACCATTCTACCATCTTTGTCGTAGTAGTAATCAGAAGGAAGGAGTTTGTTCCCAAACTCCCTCACATATAATTGTTGTACCCAATCGTTACTTGCATTTACAGTCATAACTTAAACTATTTCACACGCCCCACCTGCACAAGCTACTTCTCCAGATAGGTTAGTATTATCTTGTAATTCAATAACCTTAGTTAAATCAACACTAGTTAATGAATTCATCATTGTGTTATATGTTTCTTCAGTACAATCTTCAAACGGGGCCTGTTGGTATGTTCCTCCATTATAAGGTAAAACTGATAAACCATTATAATGTTCTCTATTATTCCACATCCATTCCCCTGCAAGTTCCCAATCTTCCTCTTTTAAAGAAATTGTTGCAGATACGTTATGCGTATTTTGTCCACCTCTGTGTCCAAACTTAATCCATTCTTTAGAAACCTTTTTAACTCTCTCTAATAATTCAAAAGGTGACTCATATCTTAAAATAGAACCTTCTGGTGACTTCTGTGGAATAGATATAACTGCAGTGTCATGTGGACGGAAAATTTCATCCTCAACCAACTCTGGATGGTTAATAGATAAATAAGTGTAAATTGCTTCATTCTTACCAACTCTGATTCTTCTGATATAATAATCATTATGCCACGCATGAATTCCAGAAGATGTCCCTAAAACTAAAGATGACGTACCCGATGGTTTAACTGTAGTTGTCCTAGCAGCTTTATTAATACCTATCAACTTAGCAACTCTTTGATTTTCTTCTTTAACCGCTTTCGCCGCAGATTTCATATCATAACCTAACACTACACCTGATCCGATACCAGTCATCCCTACACCGATTAATGCGTCTTTTTGTGTAGTTCTTTTCCATACATCTCTAAGATAATGGAAGTCTGTGTATCCTGCTTGCAATGTACCTATAAACGCCGCACCTCTAACTCTTTTCTCAAAGTCTTCTTGTGACTCTATATCTGAAGCATTTACTTCACATAGGTTACAGAACTGATAAGGTCGTAAACCTATCTCACAACAGGGATTCGTCCCCCAATCTTTATCATTAGAGAAATAAATTCCTGGTTCACCTGCACCACTTAGTTCAATTCTTTTCCATAAATCTAAGAAAAACTCTTTAGTTACTTTATGTCTTAGTAATACAGCTGAATTGTTAGCTCTACCTCTTTGTGGGTTAAGTTCCCACCACGCACCTGACTTACAAGAAATCATTTCATCGTCATCTGCACTAAATAAACTAATCAACGCCGCTCTACGGATACCACCCGCTAAAACTGCGTCTGCAATATGACATATAATATCGTGTGTCTCAATAGGTGTGAGTTTATCACCATCTGATTTAGCGTCTAATACCTTTTTAATATTATGAATACAATCTTTTAGTGGTTGAGGTCCTGGTGCTTTACCACCTGAAGTAACCAACAACGCACCTTTTTGTCTAATATCTGAAAAGTCAAATATAGGTGTAGATGATTTAACACCGAAATAAGACTCTACTAATACTTTAATTGCATCTGCCCATCCTTCAATAGAATCACCTATTAGATATCTTCTACTCCTATTTGGATTTGGTTTCTTAATGTCAGGTAAAGACTCAACGTGATGTCTCTGTACTGAAAACCCTACACCTGTACCACCTAATAATAAAAACATTGTTTCTGAAAATGCGTCAACATGATCAATAGGTAAATATGCGCAATTATATACTCTATTAGGAGATATTTCAATAGGTTTACCACCAAATTGTAATGATCTCATAGAAGGTAATATTTTCTTATCATATACCATTTTATACACCTCTTCAATATCGTCCTTAATATTAGGATATTTCTTTTGATGCATTTCTTTATTTCTCGTTACTAACTCTTCCCAAGTTTCTCTCCTATTTTCTTCTGGGAGAAATTTTGCGTACTTCATATGTACGGTAATGTCTGATAATATTTTGTTTGACAACTCCATTTTTTTAATTTTTTTTTCTTTTTTTTAGGGGGTGTATTTCCCTTTATGATTTATATGAGTAAACCATTTAAAAAATCCCCATTTACTAATTTTAATTATTATTTAATGTACTCCTCTTCTTCGCTATCGTCTCACTAATGAAATCAGACTCTTTCTTTTTCTGACCTTTTCCATGTTGTAATAGTGATACATCTGTACTTTCACTAGTGTCGATAGTTAACGTACCATTGTCAAATACAATGTCGTCAAAAACAACTCCGTCCCTACCAAATCTAGATTTTAAGATGGCTAATGTCGCCCTTCCTTCTTCTTTTTGATCTAATGTCTTCGCAACTGATAATATAAAGTGACCGATTTGTCCTTTCTTAATAGAACCACCCATCATATTCGCCTCTACTAAGTCTGCACCAATTGCACTTCTGTTACCTTGTACCGCAGTCCACCCAGCAATATCTAACTCCGATAACATAGTTTCAAATTGTCTCATCACATTTCCTTCTCCACTATACTCATCTTTGAATTGTTTAGTGGGTTGGATACAATCGATGTAATCAACAAATACTATGTCTGGTTTTATACCACTAGAAATTAATTTACGTAGATATTGTTTGATATGTGGGATAGTAGTACCATCACTTGACATCTTCTTAAGTATAAGATTACCCTCTAAGTTTTGGAATCTAGGTAGTAGTTCTTTTACTTCTTCCTTTCTTTCTCCCAACTCACTTAGTTCTATCTCAGTAAAACATGTTAAGTGTTTTCTTTGAATAACTTTAACATTATCCTCAAAGAAAATTTGTACTACGTTCTTACCCTCTAAATACGCAGTGTTCGCCATTCTAGTAATTAATGTCGTTTTACCAACACCGAACGCCGCAAGTATAACACCCAACTCACCTTTAGATAAACCTCCACCCATAAGGTTATCAATACCTACCAATCCTGTCGGTATAGGATCTCTAAAATCATCAGCTAAAACTTCTTCAATAGCGTGAAAGATATCAACACCCTCGTCTTTTTCTGTTCCTACCGATATAGCCTGTTTAACTAATTCTTCACATTCATCATATCTATCAAAATCTCCAACATCTAGAATTTTTTGGATTTTTTGAGTAGCCTTCTTAAGTTCTTGTTGTTTGCAGAACTTAATGGCAACATCTTGTGTGTGTAAACAGTCTCTATTTTCAGATTCTCTAACCTCTTTAATAAGTTCAGTAGCAGATTCTCTGGCAATTTCTCTTCTAACTTCACTCTTTACTATATTAAAGATAGTTTCATAAGACGGAATGGTTTCATATTTTTCATAGTAATCCTTTATAGATGCAACAACGAGTCTCATGTACTCGTTGTCGAAATAATTAGGATCGATAATAGAAATAATACTCTCAGAAAACTTATGATCCTCTACTAATTGTTTTACTAATTTTACTTGGAAACTATATCCTAAATAACCTAAATTTAAACTCTCATTTTTCGCCATTCTTTATCTGATTTAGTTATTAATAAATATGTCGTCAAGTTGATAACCGCAATAATTTTTTGTATAATTTTTATCACTCAACCCCTGTTGCAAATAATCGATGATTTTAGGTATAATTTTTCTTATGTCGACATCATATCTAACATTAGGTGGGTAGTCATTACCACTAAAAATTCTTTCCGCAACCACTCTACCTTTATACTTAATCTGTATAGAAAAGAAATCTTCATTTTCGTAAATGTCCACACTTTTTGTTTCTTCTTCAGTACTAGTAGAATAATAATTACTATATCTTTCCATATAATCGTAGGTACGTTCTTTAAACAAATTTCTAATCATATCTGATACTCCACTAACTAGTTCCTTTATTTCATAAGATTTTAACGATTCTATATTGAAATTGTTTACTGGGAAGTTTCTTCCAACAATAGGATTTCCATTAATCATAAACAGAAATTCATAAGGGTAACTTTTATACTTCTTTTTCATATTTTATACATTTACTTTTTTAAAATAATTTTTCTCTTTTTTAATTATAGATAAAAATGGTTGTAAAAAATTTATATAACCTTCTCTACCACCTGGTATTGCCCACATTAACCCATCCTCTATCATCATATTAATCACATTCTTAGTGTCTCTACCTTCAGGATCCATAGTAGTACTAAATAAGTGATCTAAATCTGTTTTAGACTCTTCAGTTAATAATGGATTAGATAAGTCTATTAACTTTTCGTTAACCTCATAAATCATTTCTTTTTGTGATCCTTTGGTAACTTTATTTAATATGTTATCTAATGTTTTCAATCTATTTTTTCTTTCTTTTTGAATTTCTTCAATTTTACTAAAAATATATTCCAAAGTCAAAGTTTTTTCCATAATTTCAGGGAAAAATTTCACCAATGTTTTTTCACTTACACCAACAATACCTTTAATGTTATCACTAACATCTCCAGATATCATTTTTATTAGTTTTAAATTTGATGGGTGGTGATCGAAATCTACTAAATAGTTTTCTTCTGTAACTATCTTTTTAAGATTTAAATCGTAAACTGAAACTTTTTCATTGATTAGTTGACAAAGATCTCTATCTCTTGTCATAATAACCACTCTTTCGTCCTCAGAGATATTATTTACATAATAACCTATAGAATCATCTGCCTCAACAATATCATCTCTGTATTGTCTTATAAATAACTCTTCAAGATAAGAATATAATCTTTCTTTCTGTAAATATAAATCTATTTCTGATGGTGGTTGTTCGTTATAGAAATCTTTGTCTCTATTAGACTTATAGTCTTTGTAAATATCGTATCTTAGTCTACCACTAAATTGTCCATCCCAAAATACGTATACTCTGTCGAATTTGTTTTCATTCAACATTTTACGAACCATAGTTAAGAATTGAAAAATACCACCTATATGGGTTTCTTTATAGTAAAGATTTTTAGCCCCATGATAGGCGGTTTTTAACAACGAGTCTCCGTCAACTAATAATGTTCTTTGGATTCTTTTTTTCTTACTTGGAATTCTCACTCATCATTGATTAAACGTTAAACAATCAATTATCTGAATAATCAACGGGTGTTTCAATTGCGTCTCCTTCTAC